AAACTGGAATATCGCGATCATTATCTTGTCACGCATTTCTACTGCCGTGCGCTGCCATCTGATTTCGGCGCCCGTGGCAATCAAGTCAAAATCTACCATGCGATCATCGTCAACTGGTCAGTGGTAATTTTTGCAGAAGAGATGAATGTTGGCTATGACACGCTGCCAGCATTTGTCATGCAACCGTATGAAGATGGGCTTGGGTATCAAACCCAGTCTATGCTTGACAACGCTCTGCCATTCCAAGACATGAGCAGCGCGCTGTGGAACATCTCTCTGGAGTCCAAGCGCCGTCTAGTGTTTGACCGACTCATCTACAATCCCAGGTTGATTGATAAAAAGGACATTGACAATGTGAGTGCGGTGAGCCGTATTCCTCTGCGCAACGCCTCACTGGCCAAAGATGACAATACGATGGCTCGTGCCATCTATCAGATTCCGTATCGGGAAGACAACTCTGGCACTAACATTCAGATGTCAGAAATGATTTCTGCCATGGCTGACCAAGCCACTGGACAGAATAAGGTCGACCGTGGCCAGTTCCAGAAAGGCAACAAGACCAAGACTGAGTTTGAAACCACAATGGTTAACTCAAACTCTCGGCAACAACTCAGTTCTCTGGCAATTGAATACCAGTTCATGACGCCAGTCAAGGAGGTGATCAAGTCAAATACGCTGCAATATCAGCAGCCCGGAACAATTCTTAACAGAAATTTGCGTCAAGAGGTCAATGTTGATCCTGTTGAGCTGCGCAAATCTATTCTGGAATTCAAGCTGACTGATGGTTTGCTGCCTGCAGACAAGATGCTGAACTCCAATCTTTTGACTGTGTTCTTGCAGACTGCACAAGCATTGCCTGCTGTCAGTACTGAATACGATGTCATGGGAATGTTCCTCTACTGGGCGAAGCTGCAAGGTGCGTATTGGCTGGAAGATTTCAAACGCAATCCTGAACAACAGCAACAATTCCTGCAGACTATGGCTGCTACATCTGCAGCCCAGAATCCGCCGGAAGCCCCAGCAGCTGCTCCAGCAGCATAACTCCCAACCAACATGAATCACCAAATTCAATTGGACGCCGGCAGCAGGTTTTGTCGGCTCACCCTATCAGAGGAAGATGATACGTTAGCTCGTAACGTTTCTCCTTTGTTCCTAGCGTATCTTCAAAACAAAATTGAAGCGTATGCTAGCGCGCTCGTAGAGAGCAAACTTCCATATCGTTCTAATCCAGCAGAACAAGTGGAAGCAATCCTGGCTCATGAAAAGCTCCGCAATTTTGTGGAAGCCTACACTGAGCTTCAAGCTGAGCTTCTCGAAGCTCTTGCAACTTCAAAGCAAACTGAGAGGTAAATATCATGGCTTTTCTTCCTGGCATTTTTGGCCGCCAACCTGCACCTGCTGCGGCCCCTTCGCAAAATTCTCCTGTGCAGCAAGCACAGACGCAACCAGCTCCGGCTAACACGCCGCCGGTGAACATGAATCAGAATCCTACTGGCTTGCCTGCTAGCATGCAGCAAAATCCCGCCAATCCGGGAGCTGCACCTGGCCAAATGGTCAATGGGCAAAATGCTGCTCCCAATCCGCTTGATGGCTTTGTTGACATCTTCAAGCCGAAGCCTGTCGATCCCAATGCTCCCAAGCAGCCTACGCTGAATGACCCGTTTCTTGGCCCGTTGGATCCTACCGCTTTCCGTACGCAAGTTTCGCAAGCCAACTTTGCGGCTAACATTCCGCAAGATGTCATTCAGAAAGCTGTGACTGGAGATGTTAACGCATTCTCCGAAGCTATCAATCTTGCCGCGCGCGAAGCATTTGCAGCAGCAGCCCAGTTGTCTCACGGACTTGTTGAGCATGGGGCAAGAACTGCAGCAGAGCGGGTAAACGGCTCACTGGATTCGCGCATCAGAAACTTCCAGATCAAGACGCAGAATACCAGTCATGAAGCACTCGGGCATCCGGCCGTTGCGCCGATGCTCAATGCAGTCAAGATGCAGATTGCTCAATCCAACCCTCAACTATCACCGGAAGCGGTGCAACAGCAAGCAGAACAGTATTTCACCCAAATGGCTGATGTACTTACTGCTCCCAAGCGTGCAGCTACACAGGCTGCCAACACTCCAAAAGAAACGGATTTTTCCTCGTATCTTCAATAATGCGCTAAGGCGCGAAGGAAACTGAAATGGCTGTTGGACTTCTTTCTTCTGCAAATGCCCCGTCGAATCTGAATGCAGTCAGTTTCGCGCAGGCAATCACCCGCCTGATGCCGAACGGCACGGCTCCGCTGTTTGGTCTCACTGCCCTCCTCAAGGATGAGACTGCCAGCAACATCGAGCATGGTTACTTCTCGAAGACCATGATCTTCCCGGCACTGAAGATCAACAATGCTGGTGGCTATGCTGCTGGCGCTACGTCCTTCACGGTGGATGCTTACGACAACGTCGTTCCTGGCGATCTGGTGCGCAATGAGCGTACTGGTGAAATCATGATGGTTCAGACGACTCCCACGACTACCAGTGTCACGGTCACGCGTGCTGTTGGTTCCGTGGCAGCCGCTGCGATCAACGACGATGATGATTTGTTCACCATTGGTAATGCCTTTGAAGAAGGCTCCACTCGTCCGTCGGCTGTCGCAATCATTGCTGATCGCTACGTCAACAACACTCAGATCTTCCGCAATAGCTGGGCTGTCACTAAGACTGCTGCATCTATTCCGCAGATCGCTGGTGCTGGTTACGTTTCGGAAAGCAAGCAAGATTGCGCTGCGTTCCACGCAATGGCCATCGAGAAGGCTCTGTTCTTCGGTCAGAAGTTCATGGGCACGAAGAATGGTCAGCCGCTCCACACGATGGAAGGCATTATTGCTCGTGTGAATGCTGCAGCTGCTGCAAACGTCACGACTCTGGGCGCGACTACCAACTGGACTCAGCTGGAAGCTGCTCTGGACAAGACGCTGCAGACTGTGACTGATCCGAAGGGTGGCAACATCCGCACGATCTTTGTTGGTGGCACGGCTCGTCGTGTTATCCACAATATCGCGCGCCTGAATGCTACTTACACGATCAACACGATGGAGACCAGCTGGGGTCTGCAACTCGATATGCTGCGTACTCCGCGTGGCACGTTCGAGATGATCGAGCATCCGCTGTTCAACGCCTATGGCAGCTCTGCCAACTGGGCCAAGATGGCTGTGATCTGCGATCTGAATGCGTTCTCGCTGGCTTACCTGCGCAAGACCAGTGATGCTGGTTACAACGCAAGCGGTGCTCTCGTTGACAACGGTATTGACGCTGAAGGTGGCACGCTCACCACTGAGCTGACCTGCACGATCAAGAACCCGGCTGCCTTCGGGATTCTGTACAACTTCACGGCTGCTGCCGCGGGCTAATCAGAAGGAGACTGTGACATGGCTGTGATTCAAATCAATCCGCCTGGTGCAGTCTCCACTGATCCTGGCTACATTAGTAGCATTACGATTCGGACTGGTGGCAGTGCCACTGTTCTGACTCCTAATGCTACGACTGGTCAGGTTACCGTGGATGAGCTGGCTGCAACTGAGCTGGTGCAAGAAATCAATCGAATCAGATTGATTACCGGCTGACCGAACAAGAAAGGGCCAGCCTCCAAGCTGGCCTTTTCCTTGTGCATGCACACTCTGTGCAACTTTTCCCAAGCAACTTTTCCAAACTGGAGAATCAAATGGCTGTTGGTGCTGTTTCGTCGATGCAAGTCCAAAATCCTGCAACTAGTGTTGTGGCCCCAGAACCGTCCAATGTGCTTCGCAGTGGTGAAGTTCTTTCCAGCTCTCTCGAAGCTCTGAAAGATCCCAATGCCAAAGTGTATTGCCACATGGTTCCTGGTGCACGTTTCATGATGCCTGATGGCCTGGAACTGGTGTTCATGGGTGGCAGGCTGATCACGAATGATCCGGAAGTCATCAAGCAACTTGATGCTGTGGCAAACAAAGCAGCAAGCATGATCTACACTGATCCGAATGCTACTGAGGCACTGCGCTCGGTGTATCAGCAGGCTGCAAAGGATGCGGCAGATACGGCTGGCAAAGACTAATTTCTGACAAGCGCTTAGGAGACGTGGCATGACTACATTTGCTGAGATGGAGACTCTCGTTACCGCACAGACCCGGCGGCCGGATGTTTCCGAAATCACGAAAGCAGCAATCAAGTCTGCCACTCTCCGCGCTCATCACACTGATTTCTTTCCCAGGGATCTGCAGACCGCGGCATTGACGTACACGCCTTCCAGCACTGCGGTGCTGTATGACTTTCCAAACATCAACAATACTTTGACGAGACTTCGCAGTCTGAAATTTCTTCAAAGTAATGAAGTTACTGGCACGCCTACAGAACAGCTTGAGTATCGTGTTGCTGACGATATTTACGATTCTGATGGCAATCGCAGACTTTCAATCTACACTCTTATTGGCGCAACTCTGCGAGTTTATCCGCAATCTGCTACTGGCTACATGACCGCATATTTCTATGAGAATCCGAACATTACGGAACTCAATTATACCAGCTGGATTGCTGATACCTATGCTGAGGAACTGGCCATGTGGGCCGCTGGGATTGTATTTGCTCGCACTGGTTTCCTTGAGCTTGCGAAGCAATATCAAGATGAACACGTCAAGCCCTTTAAAGAGATGCTGATTGATTCGCATCTGCTGGGCACTGTTGCATAAATCTGGAGAATCTTCATGCCGTACACTCCGCAGCCCACCAATGATGCAACTCCGTCGGACAGTGAGGCAGTAGGAACTGCAGCCGCTGAATTTCGCGCGCTGAAAACTTCTATCAACACGCTGCGTACTTATCTGGGCAGTCAGGCCAGTTTTCCCACAACTGATCTGCAAGGCAATCCACTTGCCAGTGGAGATTTTTTCTACCACAGCGCTACCTATAATTTTTACGTCTACGATGCAGGGGCGGCTGTGTGGCGTGTGTTTCAAAACACTGCCACTACTGGGCTTATCACCAGTACAGCAATCACGCTGAACCAGAATACTGCTGATGTGCTGAACATTGGCACGACTGGCAATACAACGATTACTGATTCTTTGCCTAGTGGAAGCAATAAACTTCTTATTATTTCTAACGTCGGTGGTTACACGGTCACTTGGCCCGCTGGGGTCAAATGGGTCAATGGGGTCAGCCCCACGATTGGCACTACGGGTGTAACTCTTGTCAATCTAATCAAGGTGTCCACTGATCTGTACGGCATTGCTGTTGGCGGAGCAGTGTAATGCTCAAGAGTAGAACTTTTGGGGCTCCATTTAACTTGCTAGCTCCGAATTTGCGGGCTAGTTTTAATATTGGAGTTTGGAGCCAAAACATCCGGGGCATTAAGTACACTGGCGGCAGGTACTTTGCCTGGGGGCAAAACGGTAGTGGCACAAATTATTTTTTGGCCACAGCTGCTACATTGGCCGGACCGTGGACTAGCAATACATTTTTTCCTGGCCCAATATTTGATGTTGCCTCTAATGGCACAAACGTTGTAGTTGGAACTCCTAATTCTGGATCTAATCCTGCACTCTGGGTGGGGGATGCAACACTTGGCAGCTGGAGTGTATATGTTCCAGGAGTGTCAATTCCCCGCTATGTAGAATGGTGCAGTGGGTTCAATTCGTTTATCGTATCTGGCACGTCTGATAGAGCATATTCAAATGCCACTGGGTCAAGCTGGACAGTAGCTAGTTATCCGTCTGGAGCACTATCGGCATCTTGTTTAATTTATTCCGCCGCACTCAACAGATATTATGATGTGCGCATAAGTTCATCCATTAGCGGTGGAATGCTGGTATACAGTGGTACTTCTGCTGCAAGCTGCAGTTTGCTAATTACCCGAGCAGGTACTGCGGATTATATAGAATCCTCTAGCAAAGCTGCAATTAACGCAGCCGGCACAGAATTACAATTTTTTGATTGGAGGCATTATTATAATTTTGGGGCAGGAACGACAACTCAGTACGTTCGAGGAGCAATCTATAATCCAACTACTGGCGCACTTGTTGGACAGAATTCTTATACTCCCGGAACTACTACAGAAGTACTTTGTGGTGCAACATATTTTCCCATTTACAATAGATTTATCGGAAGAACAAAATTTGGTGGACTTGTTGCCCTACGGATTACTGCACCATCCACACTAACTGTCAACTATAATTATAATGCTGGTTATTTGTTGCCGACACTGGGGCAAAATAACATAGACAGCATTATCTCTGCTCCTGCCGGACTTGTGACTATTGCAGACAACGGCCAAGGCTACACCAATCCATGACTTAAAATCCCATGGCGACACAAGCTCCTTTCTCCAGCCCCCTCACCGAA